AAACTCCTTAAAATATTTTCACAAGAGGCACTCCTATGGGGTGCTTTTTGCGTTGGAAAACAAAAAAAGGCGGTGCTGAATTGAATAATAAACAACGCTATGAAAATTTACAGCACGGCTTTTATGCTGGTGCAGGTAAATATGATATACCTCAGCTGACAGGCTCAAAGATTACAGATTTTCCTGAACTTATTGGCTTTAATTATGCAAAGACGACAAAGAACAGGCAGAATAAGGGAGTACATTTCTTTCTTGATGATTATCAATTTCTCAGGCTTTGGAACAATCCGACCGCCTATCTTGATATTCTCAAAGGTTTCAGATGTGTCCTTACTCCTGATTTTTCACTATATGCTGATTTTCCGACAGCAATGCAGATATACAATCATTACCGCAAGCATTGGCTCGGTGCGTTTTGGGAAGATAACGGAATTGAAGTTATTCCAACTATATGTTGGAGCGACGAAAAGTCATTCAAATGGTGTTTTGACGGAGAACCTAAGGGTGGCACGGTGGCAGTATCATCTATAGGAACACAGAATGACAATGCTGCAAAAGCCGCATTCATATCAGGTTATGAGGTTATGTGCGAAAAACTTAGACCGGAAACTATATTGTTTTACGGCAATGTTCCAGACGAATGCAAGGGGAATATTGTACACATAAAAGCGTTTCAGGATAAATGGAAAGGAGCCAGGATAAATGGGTGGTAGAGGAAGTTCGAGCGGAATAGGTGTTGCTAGTGGTACAACGTCAGAACAACGAACAGTTATGAAACGTTTCGAAAATGTTGCTAAAAAGAATGGATATTCAAAACCTGTTTTTAAAAAGCAGGGTGACGGTTCTATCTCGTTTGAATACTCAAGAGCAACCACTGTTCAAAAAGTTCATGGCGGCAGAATGCAATCAGCAGATAAAAATGATATTTATCAAAGAACGAAGACTCATCACGGCACGATCGGTAAAGATGGACTCGTATTGCGAGGTAAGACAACAGCAAACGACAAGCTCATAAAGCTTGGAAAGAAATAACATAGCGGCTGCATTTTGCGGTCGCTTTTGCGTTGCACGGAGGTATACAATGCCAATACCAAGACCAGACCGAAGCGGTTCACACCAACAGCAGTTCCGTATCAACAAGAAGAAAATCTACGCTACCCAAACAGTTTGCGGTATCTGTGGTAAGCCTGTTGATTTTTCATTGAAATATCCGCACCCACTGTCAGCTTGCATAGATCATATCATACCCATTGCCAAAGGCGGTCACCCTTCGGACATTTCAAACTTGCAGTTGGCACATTGGTGTTGTAATCGCCAGAAATCTGACAAATTGGTGGAAAAACAGGTGTTTGACCAGTCTCTTGACCTGATTTCCAACCGAGTTTTACCACAATGCTACGATTGGAAGAATTTTTAACAAATTATTGACAATATGGGGGGTATGCCCCCTTTTGAGGTCAAAAATGACGTTCACCGCCGCACTGCTTATATTTCTCGCAGGATTGAAATAACTGGAAAGGATATACAAGATGAGCGAATACAAAGGCATGGCATATTTGAAAAAGAAGCTTTCTTCAAAGGCTTCGAGGGTCAATGTGCGCTATGACTACTATCACATGAAGAACGGCCTTACTGACATGGGCAAAATGATACCACCAAGCTATAACTGGATGCGTCCTGTGCTAGGCTGGTGTGCAAAAGCTGTTGATACCCTTGCGGACAGAATAGTATTTGACAGCTTTGAGGACAACACTTTCTACGTCAACGAGATATTTGACAACAATAATCGTGACGTGTTCTTTGATTCAGCCATTCTCTCAGCGTTGGTGTCCTCTTGTTGTTTTGTGTATATCTCGGCTGATGAAACAGGCTATCCACGCTTACAGGTCATTGATGGCAGTAACGCTACTGGCATTATCGACCCTATCACAAATATGCTTCGTGAGGGCTATGCAGTGCTTGACCGGGACAACAATTTCAACCCCACCATTGAAGCCTACTTCACAGCCGAACAGACAGAGATATATCGCAGAGGCTATGATGTTGAGATCTATGACAATCCTGCACCTTACCCTCTGCTTGTACCTATCATATACCGCCCTGACGCCGTTCGTCCTTTCGGTCACAGCAGGATATCAAGGGCGTGCATGGAGCTTGTGCAGGAGGCTATGAGAACGCTCAGGCGGTCGGAAGTATCAGCCGAGTTTTACAGTTTCCCACAAAAATATATACTTGGTCTTTCGGATGATGCCGAGAAAATGGACAAATGGGGTGCAACAATGTCCTCACTGCTGACTATCACCAAAGATGATGACGGCGGCAATCCTACTGTCGGACAGTTTCAGCAGCAGTCCATGTCACCATACTCTGAGCAACTTAAGTCTATAGCTTCGCTGTTCGCCGGAGAAACAGGGCTGACTCTTGACGACTTGGGCTTTGCGACGTCCAATCCTGCCAGCTGTGAAGCTATCCGTGCAGCACACGAAAATCTCAGGCTTACCGCACGCAAGGCACAGAGAACGTTTGGAAGTGGTTTCCTTAACGTGGCTTATCTTGCCGCTTGCGTTCGTGATAACATGGCCTATATGCGCTATGCTTTCAGTGACATCAAACCGCAGTGGCTTCCTATTTTTGAACCTGATTCTGCGGCACTCTCGGGTGTGGGCGACGCTATTTTGAAAATTAATCAGGCTGTTCCTGACTATCTGGGTGCAAAGGGTATCCGTCAGCTCACAGGCATAGAGGGTGAAAACAATGGCTGATATCGGTGCAGAACTGCTTGGAAAAATTCGTGCCGAGTTTCAAAATTCGTGCAAGGCCGACAAGTACATTCAATCTGTCTTGAAGAAAATAGAGGGCGGCACTGCGAAAATGGAAGAAGTCGCCCTATTATCGAAACAGCTCGGGTTTAGAGTTTCTCAGGCTATCGGTACACACGTCAACGTAGCGGCATTGCCTGACGGCAAGATGTACTACAACATTGCCGATACCATACTCACGGGCGTGCTCAAGGACAATTACGATGTTATAAACTCTGCTGCCGCAGAATGCCAAAAAGCACTTGACAGCCAAGCAGGCATAAACATCACACCTCAACAGGCTGCTTTCCCTACCGAGCGTGTGCAGGCAGTAGTTAATGCGGCTTCTGTACCGGATATTGCAGAAGATAAGATGATACGGCGAATGACAGCTCCGGCGCAGAACATCACTGAGAGTTTTTACAACGATTATGTGCAAACAAACGTCAAGTTTCGTTCTGACGCAGGACTTGATTGCTACATTATCCGCAACGATCACGGCGGCTGTTGTGAATGGTGCGCAAAGCTGGCAGGCAAATATCATTATCCTGAAGATGTTCCGAAAGATGTTTACCACAGGCATGATAACTGCGGCTGTACCGTTACATATCTTAACGGCAGAAAGGCTCAAAACGTGTGGGATAAGACCAAGTGGAACGTTTCTGACGATGAACTTGAACGCATGAAAAAGGCTGGGGCAAGAGAGCCTGTCAGACTTGTTGACAAATCGAAAAAAAGTGGTATAATGAAATCAGGAAGAAACCTTGAACGAAAAGAGCAAAACATAGGTGCGTTCTCAACGTTGACAGTGCCAATGCAGAAAAGAGAAATTCTGAACATATGTAGAAAATATTCTATTGATACTAGCGGAATAACCTTTAAGATTCAGCGTTCTGAAAAACTCCTTGCACTCCCTTTTTATGGCTCAACAGACTATAATAACATAGGAAGAATAGACTTGTTCCCAAGTGCATTTTCTTCTGAAGAGGAATTAGTAAAAACCATATTGCATGAAAAGTGCCACGTTTTACAGCTAAAGAAACATGGCAAAGCATATGCTCAGCAAAACTTAGATTTAATGGAAAAACAAGCTTATAGGTTTGAACGATTATTTTATAGCTTGGTTACAAAGAGGTGATAGTATGAAATGGCTTGACAATCTAGCGAGTATAAAGCAGCTCCATAAGGCAGGCAAATGCCCATATTGCGGACAAGAAAATACAGATTACAGATTGCTTGAAATAAGCAGTGGTAAAGGATATGGAGATGTTTGGTGCAATGACTGTAAAAAAGCTTTTCATATTTCTCGTATAGAAGTATCAGAGACAGACATTCGAGAAAAGCAGTTACCTCCTGAACTCAAATATTAGTTAATAACCGCTCCGCTACGGCGAGGCGGTATTTTTATACCCAAAATCAGAAAGGACGGATATTATGGACGAAAAAGCAATAGAAATTGTGAAAGATTACATTGGAGAACATCTTGATAAATCAGATATAAAGCCTGATTTTGAAGTTTATACAGTATGGAAATGCAAGGCATTGCAGAACTGGAAATACTTGCTTTCAAGTACTCTCTTTGACGGTATGTATTACGAGTTGACATATAACGGTGATAAGAAAGAATGGTATCTTGATGCATACAAGAAATTTGAGAACAAGGTCATTAGAGGATAATAGTTGTTCAAACATCGGAATCAAGCACCTTAAAGGGTGCTTTTCTTATGCCAAAAATGAGGTGTTGATAATGAGTGATAGCCATTCAAAACTGGCTTATCAGAAAACGCTAAGAAAACTTTTCGGAGGTAATGACGAAAAGAAAGTGTTTATAATTAGCGGAAGTCCAGGCAGCGGTAAGAGCTATTATGCCGAAAAACATAAAGGTGAAAACGATATTGTCTTTGATATGGACAAAATATGCTCTGCTATTGACGGAAAGAACGTCCACGACGATCACAGCAATATATTTGATATTGTTCTTAATTTGCGTAATACAATTTTTGAAGATATTGCTGCTAGAAAAGGAACGTGGGGAAATGCTTTTATTATATCTTCGTCCCCGGACGAAAAGTATATAAGTGACTTGTCAAATAGACTTGACGCTGAAATCGTTAAAATGCCTGCAAATCTTGATAAGTGCATAAGCAATCTATCAAATGACCCAACGAGAGCAAAAACTCTTGAAAGAGATATAAAGCTTGCAAAAAGCTGGCACACAAAACAAGGACAGGAGGTAATCTGCTATTGAGGATAAGAGAGTCGGCAGGCAGACCCCCACCATATCGGTAGTGTTGCCATATGAGCAGACCAAAGGCAATGAGGCTATCGCAATGTACAACAAATCGGGGCGCACTGCACAGGAATGGCAGGAGTTAATGCTTTATGACATCATGGCGGTGGACGATGAGGGCTTGTGGAAGCATATGAAATTCGGCTGGTCGATACCAAGACGTAATGGCAAGTCGGAACTGCTTATAATGCGTGCGATCTATGGTCTGCAAAACGGCGAGCGTGTTCTTTACACCGCCCACCGAACTACAACATCACATTCGGCATGGGAGAAGATAATCGACCTTATTACAAAAATGGGCTTTCTTGAAAAAGAGGACTTCAAGACTACAAAACAGATGGGCTTGGAGCGTATACAATGGCTCAAAGGCGACGGAATTATCAACTTCCGTACACGTTCCAGCAAAGGCGGACTTGGCGAGGGCTATGACCTGCTTATCATAGATGAAGCACAGGAATACACCACAGACCAAGAAACAGCCCTAAAATATACCGTCACAGACAGTCGCAACCCTCAGACGTTGATGTGTGGAACACCTCCAACGATGGTGTCTGCCGGCACAGTTTTCACAAAATACCGACAGAAGACGATATCAGGCAAAGGCGGTGACGACGGCTGGGCTGAATGGTCCGTGCCAAAGCTTACAAACGCACATGACCCTGAGCTGTGGTATGCCACTAACCCGTCTTTAGGTACTATCCTCACGGAACGTAAGATACGCTCGGAACTTGGCGACCCAAAAGACGACCAGGTTGACGATAACATCCAGCGTTTAGGCTTGTGGCTCACCTATAACCAAAAGTCGGCTATAAGCAAAGGAGAGTGGCAGGCACTTTGTATCACTGGCAAGCCCGATATCAGCAGAGAGCTGTTTTTCGGCATTAAGTATGCAAAGGTCACGGATAACGTATCTTTGGCTGTCGCTGCAAAGACAGCAGACGGCAAGATTTTTGTCGAGGCTATCGACTGCCGCCCTGTAAGAGAGGGGAACGGCTGGATAATCGCATATCTGCGCAATCCACATATGCGTGAAACTGTCATTGACGGAGCGAACGGACAGTCTTTGCTTGCGGCAGATATGAAGAACGCAGGTATCAAACGCAAACCTATCCTGCCAAAAGTCGCTGATGTGATCACTTCGTCAGCAGGCTTTGAGCGAGGGGTATTCGCACAGAACATTTGTCACGCTGACCAACCTTCCCTTGAGCAGGTCATTGCCAACTGTGAACACAGAGCTATAAGCTCAGGCGGTGGTTTTGGCTATACCTCAATTCTTGAGGGTGCTGACATATCACTGCTTGAGGCGGTGGTGCTTGCTCACTGGGCGTGTGCAAATTCATCGGACAAGAAGAAAGTACAGAAAATAAGCTGGTAACAGTTTATTATATATCACCTACACCGCAGGGTAAAGCGGGGAAAGGAAACACTATGGCAGAATTTGAAGCTATAACAACACAGGAAGCCTTCGACAATGCGATAAAGGCAAGGCTCGACCGCAACACGGACACAGTCAAGAAACAGTTTGAGGGTTACATTTCCCCTGACGACTTCAAGACAAAGACAGCCGACCTTAACGGCAAGATCACCGACCTTACAGGCAAGCTTGCGGAAAAGGATACAGCTATCGCAGACCTCACGGCTAAGAACAAGGCATACGAGACCAGCTCGGTAAAAATGAGAATTGCCCACGAAAACGGTATTCCTTATGAGCTTGCGAACAAGCTTTCAGGAGACACAGAAGAAGCTATCAAGAAGGACGCTGAAACATTTGCAAAGTTTATCGGCAAGAAGCAGACAGCCCCTCTTGGTCACACAGAACACAATCACGCAGACGGCAAGAATGCGGCATATAAGTCGCTGCTTGCAGGTCTTATAAAGTAAAGAAAGGAAGTAATTTTTATGCCAGATATTCTCTCAAAGGAAAATAAGTTTGACCCTGTTCTTGTAACAGAACTTTTTGACAAGGTTAAGGATAAGTCCTCATTGGCTGCTCTTTGCGACCAGACACCTATCGCATTCAACGGACAGAAAGAGTACATTTTCACAATGGATGATGAAGCAGATCTCGTGGGTGAAAACGGCAAAAAGACAAGGGGAAGCGTTGCACTTGCACCTGTGACTATCGTTCCTGTTAAGCTTGAGTACGGCTCACGAATTTCAGACGAATTTCTCTACGCTTCTGAGGAAGCTCAGATAGACATTCTGAGAAATTTCTCTGACGGCTTTGCAAAGAAAGTGGCAAGAGCCCTTGACATCATGGCTTTTCACGGCGTTAATCCAAGAGCCAAGACAGCTTCTACGCTTATAGGTACAAACCACTTTGACAACGGCGTAACTGTGATAAAGCAGGACAGCACGTCACCAAAGACTCCTGACGCTCTTATCGAGGAGGCTATCGCTGCAGTGCAGGACAACGAATATGATATCTCAGGTCTTACAATGGCGCCGTCATTCAGATCTGACCTTGCAAAAATGGTGGACACAAGCGGCAGAAAGATCTATCCTGACCTTGCTTGGGGCAATGCACCGACTTCTATGAACGGCATTCAGACCGTGACAAACAACACAGTTTCCTTCAACTCCAGCAAAGATCTTGCGATCGTTGGCGACTTTGCAACGGCGTTCAAGTGGGGCTACTCAAAGGAAATTCCGCTTAAAGTCATCGAGTACGGCGATCCTGACAACAGTGGACAGGATCTTCAGGGATACAATCAGGTATACATCAGAGCGGAGACATATCTCGGTTGGGGCATTCTTGACAAGTCTGCATTCGCCGTCATTCAGTCAGCTGCTAAGTAAGGGGGCGGCATAAATGGCGGCAGAGTACGCAACTATCGAGGACGTTATAAGGCTCGGTCGAAAGCTCACGACTGAGGAGCAGGAAAAGGCGGCGGCTCTGCTGCCTGTCGCCTGCGCAAAGCTTTCAACTGCCTGCAAGAAATATGGCAAGGACCTTGACCTTATGATAGCTGATGAGCCTGACATAGAGCTTGTGGCAAAAGATATCATAGTTCGTGCCACGCTGAGAGCTGTAGACACCATTGCGGACAGCTCTCCTGCGACTTCGCAGGCTTCACAATCGGCTATGGGCTACTCAGTATCAATGACATATCTCAACGCAGGACAGCAGCTGTATTTCCTCAGAAATGAGCTGAAAGAACTGGGCGTTATGCGGCAGAGATACGGAACTATGGAGGTATATGACATATGAGACTGAGCATCAAGGGCATACCTGTTAAGCTTTCTACAAAAACGCAGACAGGTATTGACGACTTCAACAGACCTACATATGAGGTATCTCAGGAAGTTGTCGAAAACGTGCTTGTGGGCGAGCCGTCCGCAGAGGACGTTGTAAACGAGCTTAACTTATCGGGCAAACGTATAGCCTATGTGCTAGCTATACCGAAAGGCGACACTCACACTTGGGAGAACACGGAAGTTGAGTTCTGGGGAATGACGTTCAAAACTGTTGGTATCCCTACGCAGGGCATTGATGATAATATCCCTTTACAATGGAACAAGAAAGTAAAGGTGGAACGCTATGAGTAAAGTTAAGATAGAGCTTGACCACAACGCAGTTGCGGCGTTCCTCTGCTCTGAACCTGTCGAAAGCATGGTCAAGGGCTATGCCGACAGAGCCGTTCAGAGGCTTGGCACAGGGCATAAAGCGTATACTATCACATGGACAAGATATCCGAAAATGCGCCGTAAGGTCGCTATCGTCAAGGCTAAAACCAAGAAGGCTCAGCGTGCTAATCTTAGAGATAACACACTTTTAAAGGCGGTGCTTGGCAAGTGATAGAGAAGATAATTCTTGACTGGCTGGGAGCAAAGCTTAACGTTTCGGCTTATCTTGAAGAACCTAAAAACCCACCAAAAGAGTATGTGCTTATCGACAAGCTAGGCTCGGCAGAGAATGATTTTATCACATCTGCCACCATAGCCGTTCAGAGCTACTCAGCGAGCCTATACGGGGCGGCAGAACTTAACGCAAAAGTTAAAAAGGCTATGTCTGAAAGCGTGTCACAGGGCGATGTATGCCGCTGTGCGTGCACGTCAGACTACAACTATACAGACACGGAAACAAAACGATATCGCTATCAGGCGGTATTCGATGTAACCTACTACGACGAGGAGTGATAATACTATGGCAAACAACAAAGATAACGTATCAACAGGCAAGCCAAAGGTAGGCGGAGCGGTTTTCACAGCGGTCACAGGATCTACACTGCCAACGGATGCAACAACAGCACTTGACGCAGCGTTCAAAAGTTTGGGCTACTGTTCAGAAGACGGAGTAACAAACAGTTCTGGCATTTCTACTGAAAACATCAAAGCCTGGGGCGGAGATATTGTTGACACACCGCAGACAGAAAAAACGGACACTTTCAAGGTAAAGCTGATAGAGTGTACCAATACAGATGTGCTGAAAACTGTCTACAATGACAGCAATGTTTCGGGCGACCTTGACACTGGTCTGACTATCAAGGTCAACAGCGCAGAGCATGAAGATCAGGCGTTTGTTTTCGATATGATACTGAAAAATAACGTGCTGAAAAGAGTGGTCGTTCCGTTCGGCAAGGTGACGGAGATATCTGACATCACCTACAAGGACAACGAGGCTATCGGCTATGAGCTGACTATCACGGCCACACCTGATGAAAACGGCAATACGCACTATGAGTACATGAAAAAGGGGGAATAACCTATGCTGACAGGTAAGACAGAGAGCGGTTTTGAGTTTGAAATAGAGGAGAAGACCCTTGACGACTATGAATTTATCGAAGCTGTCGGCAAGTGTGAACAGGGCGACCCCATTGCATATGTCAAGGTAGTTGACGCCGCTCTGGGAAGCAAGAAAGAAAAAGCTTTCGAGAAGATAAGAGAAAAGTGCGGCTATGTATCGGCTAAAGAGATAACAAAGCTTATCGTGGAGATTTTCCAGACACCTAAGACAAAAAACTCCTAGTCCTTGCCGCTGTCATGGAGCGCTATCCTGATGAACTTGACTGTGATATGGCGCAGTATTATCACATATACGATTTTAAGTCGCTGCCTGCACGAAAGGTGGCGACTTTTCTTTGCGGCCTTGACAGCTCATCACGGGTCAAGCGTAAACTCAATGGTGTTGGCGGCTCGTTTTCTGAAATACTGCTTGCGCTGATATTTGACCGCCTACAATGGATATGTTGGTCGCAGACAAAGGACGGTCAAAAAGGTGTGAACAGACCGCAGCCAATGGCTGAAAAGCTCATAGGTAAGAATGACAGCGACAGTGAGATAACAGCGTTCCGAAGCGGCGAGGATTATGAGAAAGCAAGAAGAAAAATCTTAGGAAAGGAGGACTAACATGGCAGAAGAAAACGGCACACAGCTAGGCAAGGCATATGTGCAGATAGTTCCGTCTATGCAAGGGCTTGCATCAGAGCTGAGAAGAGCGTTCGGGGATAGTATGCCCGATGGTCACAAGTTTGGAAGCTCTCTTGGCAGCAAGGTCGTTTCAGGCTTTGGGAGCACTATCAAAAAGGGCTTTGCACTTGCCGCAAAAGCTGGTATAGCAACTATATCGGCAGCAAGTGCAGGAATAGGTGCTATAGTCAAAAGCTCTGCGAGCGCATATGCGGACTATGAGCAGAACATAGGCGGTGTTGAAACGCTATTCAAGGACAATGCTGATACTATCGTAAAGTACGCCAGTGAGGCATACAAGACCGCAGGAATCTCCGCTAATGACTATATGCAGAACGTTACAAGCTTTTCTGCTTCACTTCTGCAAGGCTTGGGCGGTGATACTGCACAGGCTGCTGAGATAGCCAATGAAGCGATGGTGGATATGTCGGACAACGCCAACAAAATGGGTACTGACATATCATCTATTCAAAACGCATATCAGGGTTTTGCAAAGCAGAACTATACCATGCTCGATAACTTAAAACTGGGCTATGGCGGTACACAGGCGGAAATGGCAAGGCTCATCAACGATTCGGGTGTGCTTGGGGATTCGATAAAGGTCGATGAAAAAACCGTCAACAGCGTGTCATTTGACAAAATGATAGAGGCTATCCACAAGGTACAGACCGACCTTGACATCACCGGTACAACTTCCAAAGAAGCGGCAACAACAGTTTCCGGTTCTCTTGGTTCTGTGAAAGCAGCATGGGCAAACCTTATGGCAGGAATGGGCGACAAAAACGCTGACCTGAAAAATCTTATCAAAGAAATGGTAAGCACAGTAAAGACCTTTGCAAAGAATATTATGCCTGTCATAAAGCAGGCTCTTTCAGGGGTCACAACGCTCATAAGTGAGCTTGCACCTGACATAGCAGCCGAGCTTCCTCAGCTTGTGAGCGATCTGCTCCCACAGCTCATAGAAGCAGGCACACAGATATTTCAGGCTCTCGTAAAAGGCATTTCTGATAACATCGGCACGATAACGCAGGCGGCCATAACAGCCGTTACAACTATTGCAACGGCGCTTATCCAGAACACAGGTCCTCTTGTGCAGGCGTTGGCAACTATCATAACCACTATTGCACAGGCTTTGCCAACTATTTTACCAGACCTTACAGAAGCGATAAAGCAGCAAATGCCATTGATATTGCAGGCTATACTTGACAGCTTACCTGCGATAATCGAATGTGCTACACAGATAATCGTAACAATAGCAGAAACATTAGCCAACAATATTAATCTTATTGTTGACGGCGCTGTCAAAATCATTGATACATTAGCAATGTCACTTTCTGATAGTGATACAGCTAAAAAGCTTACAGAAGCAGCATTTAAAATAGTATTTACCCTAACCAAAGAGATAGTAAAAAATCTTCCTGATATTCTTGCCAGCGGCATACTTATAGCTGTTGAAATTGTCAAGGGAATTGCACAAGGTATGGTGGACTTTTTTGCACCTGTTTCAGACGCTTTATCAGACAAACTGCTTGACCTTACAGACTGGTTTTCACGCAAGTGGAACGACTTCAAAGAATGGGGTTCAGATATGATACAGGCGTTTATAGACGGCATAAAAGAGAAGTGGCAGAGCCTTAAAGACACTGTATGTGACGTAGCTTCAAGCGTTAAGGACTTTCTTGGCTTTTCTGAACCTGACAAGGGTCCTCTTTCAAACTTCCACACTTTTGCACCTGATATGATGGACCTTTTTGCAAAGGGTATAGCAGACAATGAGGACACTATCACCATGCAGTTCAACAGGTCACTGCAGCTGCTTATGGATACGGATATCATACCGCCAAGCTTTTCAGCACTCCCCGAAAAGAGTGTGAATAATAGCGGTAACGATACCATGAACAAGATCATCGCCCTCCTAGAAACCTACTTCCCACAGCTTGCACAGCAAGGAAATATTTATCTTGACGGCGATAAGCTCACTTCAAAGGTGGACGGAAAACTAGGTGAGAGGGTCACAAGCAGCGAAAGGAGGCTTGCAAGTGTCTAGTGAATATATAGAATTTGGTGGTAAGAAGTCCACCGATTTCTATTTGGTTATCCAAAAGGACGGCGTTCAGATATCTCAGCCGGAGGAAAACAGGATAGAAGCCACCTTGCCATTTATGAACGGCTTTTATGATTTTTCCAAAATGGCAGGAGAAAGGACGTACAAACAGCGTGATATCACGATAAAATTCAGCCTTTCTGCAAAAGATGAAAATGAACTTTACCGCCGCAAGTGTGATGTTGTCCGCTGGCTCAGCGGAGCAATCAGCGGAGCAAAGGGTGAGCTGAGGATAAGCTTTCTGACAGACTATCACTTTGTGGGGGCAACAGCTGTGTTTGATACCTCTGCATTTGAGTTCACTTCACGGCGCACCGCTGATCTGACAGTGAACTTCAAGACGTATCCTTTTCTACGTTCCGACGATTACTCAGATATTGGTTTTGACGACTTCAACTTTGAGACCGATTATCTGAATTTGACGGATATATCGCTGACAGCGGTCAAGCAGACACGATACGCACCTCCTGCGACCCTGAAAGTCTATTCATATGCTGATAGACCCATACGCCCACGCCTTTCTTACAAGCGCTCAAAGGACGATGCAAAGAGTGTGGGGTTCACCTATTTTGCGCTCAATGACAAAGAGATAAGTGCAAGCGTATACCGCAACACGGAGAAAGAATTTGACCTTGACGAGCTGATTTTACAGCCTGGTGTGAATACTCTTGCGGCTTATGGCTTCGGTACACTCACGCTCAAACTTTATGAGGAGGCACTCTGATGTTCATAGTAACGATAACAAACGGAGCTGAAAACACTATCATACACAGCGACGGCACAGACCGCATATCAGGCGGCAAGATAGCAAAGTCTATCAACGCTGTGGATAGTTTCAGCTTTACCATATATCCGAACAATGCAGGCTATGATTTCTTGAAACCGCTTACAACGGCTGTCAAGGTTTATGATGAAAACACTGGCAAGGACATTTTTATAGGCAGGGTCTTGAAGTGTCCTGACAGCATGGACGAGAGAGGTCTGATATGCCGTAAAGTCACCTGCGAGGGGCGTTTAGGTTGGCTATATGACAGTGTTCAGCCGTATGTTGAATACAAAATGGTAGGTATATCAACAGTACTTTCTTCGTTCCTCTCCAAACACAATGCACAGGTGGGTGCAGATAAGCGTATAGAGCTGGGACAGGTCACTGTTACGGCAAGCAACAACTACACATATACTGCAAATTGGGACAAGACAATGAACGTCATTGCCGACAAGCTTATAGGAAAATTCGGTGGTGAGATACAGCTTCGTGATAAAGACGGCAAGGTATATCTTGACTATTTGGAGAACATAGGACACGGCACAGATACCACCATAGAGCTTGCGGTCAACCTTAAAACCATATCACGGGAAGTCGATGAAACGGCGGTCATAACACGTCTTTACCCTCTCGGTGCAAAGCTTACAGACAGCGAAAAGCGGTTGACCATCGGCACTGTGAATGGTGGCAAGGATTACATAGAGGACAGCTCACTTATCGCAAAATACGGCGTTATAAGCGGTCCGCAGATATGGGACGACGTTACCCTTGCGAGCAATCTTCTTAGCAAGGGCAAGGAGTATCTTAAATCTGTCAATCGTGCGAAAGTGCAGTATCAGATAACAGCACTTGACCTCTCGAGAATAGACAAACACATTGAGCAGTTTGAACTCGGCTGTTGGTACAGAGTAAAAAATAGTCTTATGGGCATAGACGAGGATTTGCGCATTGTGGGTATATCCATAGACCTTGACAATCCGCAGGCTTCACAACTAACCTTCGGTGACCGATTTGAAACGCTTTCGGGCTTTATGACAGCGAAAACTCAGAGCCTGCAGTCTGCTATAGATAACTCTGAGTTCAGAAACAGACAGGCGATAGACAGCAAGATAGAGAATGCGACTAAACTTATCACAGGTGCAGAGGGCGGCAATGTTATTCTCGACCCACCAACAAAGCCAAGACGTGTTCTTATAATGGATACTGACAATATCGACACTTGTAAATCATGTATTCAGTTCAATCTAAATGGCATGGGATTTTGGAAGTCATCAGACGGCGGCTCTGCCAAAGAGGGTCCGTACACAAAAGCATGGACGATAGACGGAAATCTGATTACAGATTTTATTACGGCAAAGGTGCTGACAGGGCTTAAAATCAATAACGGCTCAGGTACCTTTTCGGTATCTGAGAACGGACACATTATCGCAAAGGCGTTGACTATGCTTGGTGGAAACATCAACATAGAAACAAACAGCAAGGATAATAGTGTTATAAAGCTATCCTACAAAGAATGGACGCTGGAACTTTCACCGCTTCAATGGGTGCTAAAAAACAGTACCATAGGCGGACACGTTGCTTGTCAGGCAGGAGGAATTTTCCTATATTGGAATGACGAGCTAAAGGTGAATATTGACAGTAACTCAGGCGATATCCGCACATATGCAGGCGGCAAGGCAAGCTTCTTTCTTGACACAAACAATCACTCCGTCAGCGTATATGATGAGAATGAAAAGCGACAGATATACCTTGAAGGCAACACAGGCACAGTTTATGCAAAGAATTTTCAGCAAACTAACTAGGGGGCAAATTTATGGCAAACATAGACCTTACATCTTTTATCGAAACTGTCCGAAACGCATTTTACGGTCGTGACGTTCGTCAGGCGTTGGTTGACGCACTAACGGCAACAGAACAGGCAGTAAATGACCTAAACCAGAATAAAATCAAAAGCGGTACGATTGAATACACACTGGAAAAGGCAACTTCAAGTGTGCAGATACCGCTGAATTTGGATTTTACGCCAAAGCAGATATGCGTGTCGCTGAGGGATATCGGCACGCCTAGCCCATTTCAGAACTACTGCACCCATGTGCAGGTATACAAAGGTGCATATTTCGCAGTGATCTGCATGGGTCCTAGCAATGGCGCAACCACTGTCAACGTACCTGCAGGAACGTATAGCATTGACTACATAGCAATCGTATAGGGGGCGCAGAAATGGTAATCAAACTAGACAAAAATTATAACGCAATGACATCAACAGCCCTGCTAGGATATGTAGGTGAAACAAATGCCAGACCCGTGTCGGTCGAGGGCATGGAGATAGACGGCGCAGACCGCTATGTGCTATCCATAGACTACGGCGACGGTACTGTCTATGAGGTCGATATCACAGGCGGCACATGGACGCCAACCGCAGATATCTTGCGTTCAGCGCAGACAATATCGTGTCAGATAGCGGCGAAAAAAATGTCAGGCGATGAATATGTGCTGGTGAAGAAGTCACGCATATTCCGCCTGAGAATAGGTGCGGCTATCGGTGATACGGCTATCCCGTCACCTGATGTGGCGGTGGACGCACTAGACCGCATAGACGCCATAGGCAGACAGGCGCACGCAGATATGCAGACAGCCGTCACCGCTGCAGAAACGGCGACTACAGCGGCAGAGAACGCAAAAAAATCTGCCACAGCCGCAGGATTGTCAGCAGACACGGCAACGCAGGCGGCTGAACGTGCTGAAACAGCACAGGCATCTGCTGAAACGTCCGCTACGCAGGCTGACACTGCAAGGCAGGGTGCAGAAACCGCACGTCAGCAGGCGGTCACAGCGCAGAACGCCGCCAAGATATCCGCAGCACAAGCATCAACGGCAGCACAGCAAACCGAAGCTGACAAGACAATAACGGCAGGCTACGCAAAGACCGCCAAGACCTGTGCTGACAGCACTGCGGCAGACAGACAGGCAGTGCAGACGTTGGCAGAACAAGTCACGGCTGACAAGGCTACAGTGGCAGACCATGCCGCACAGGTCGCAGAGGACAGAACAGCCATTGATGAGGCTAAAACAGATATTGATGCTAAATATATAGAAATATCTAATACTGCTACAAAGTTAGATACTGAATATAATAATTTAACCTCTAATTATTATACTAAAGAATTAGCCAATAGCACATTTGCAACTAAAACAGAAATTAATAATACTAATACAGAAGTTAGTGAACTAAAGGAAGATTTCGTTGATTTTGAGACAAATCAACCTAATTTATTCATGCATCGTGGGGCGAATCTGCTTGACGAATCTTTGCTTGTCGATGGTAAAAGGCTTCTTTCTGATGGCAACACAGGTGATTTAGCGTCTTGTTGTGCGACTGAATCTTTTATTGATATTTCAGATATTAAAAATAGTCATATGGGGGCTTATTTCACCAGCAATAATGGCACACCTATTCGTTGCTGTTACAGGTTATCTTTTTATTCTGTCGCTGATGTTAGCGGACACTTAAAAACATACTCTTGCAATAGTGATGTCGATTTGTCGGTTGCAATATGCAAAATCCCTGATGGTGCTAATTTCGTTAGAGTTTCTTATGCGGCACATACTACTTCAGCCTACCACTTTATGCTTATTAGCGGTAACTCCAATATGGAGCTGATTAACTACGAAAAATGGCATGAGATAAAAGCAACGGTTGTGCCTGCAGACTTGAACGAACAGCTCGCAAATTTAGGTGATAAAACTGATACACTGTTTAGCACAAAAGGTTTTGCTGATGCAATTCTTACATTAGGCGGATATATAGACACAAGTGGTGTATATCACAATAGCGAAACTAATTGGCGGTCATATTGTTTTGGTGCTAAAAACATTTACGCAATATCTATAATAAAAGCACTTACAGATGCTTCAAACATCGCAAATGTTTACTTCTTTTCTGTTTTACCACAAGATTCACAAGATTTGAATCCAACCACATTCATATCATATTTACCTTTGACAGAGGGTACAAGAAAGATAAATGAATACAGAAATGTAACAATACCAACAAACGCTAAATCTATTGTAATTGTAAACCATATCATTTCATATCCTGATGCATCCGCTGACATTGTGTGCAAAAGATATGACGATTTGATAGACAGTACAAATACAGTGGTTAGTGAAATTTCTGAATCAATTAAAAGCACAGGAAATGTTGTTAATGCGTTTTTTGATATATGGAACGCTAATGATTTTTGCATTGTCGATGATGAATTTTGGCTTTACAAGGCAAACCAAGGAACATCAGAGAATCCATATGATGAACTTAGAAGGTATAAACTAATAAATGGTAGTTTCGTAAAACAAGCAACTATCTATTGTGATTTTGGGCATTGGAACACAGTAGACTATTGCCAGGAAACAGATTGCTTGATTTTCGGAAATGGTGCAAATTCGTTTGACACAGAAGGAAATTGGTTTGCTGTTGTACCGAATGCAAAGTCATTAAGTGGCACAGTATCTCTTGCGAATGTAGGTATTAAGTACAATGTAGATATTGGCTATAAAGTACAAGCTGTGTGGGGAGACGATAATTTAGGACAGTATAATGTTGCCATTGTATTTGCCAATAACGCCACAACCATTAAACAGTATTTACTACATAGAGGTGAAAACGGAAATTTTGATGGTACGTTTACGGAGATAGATAGTGGAACGTTAACAAATCAAATCGGTGTCGGTGGTGCTGACTATTGGAATGGTAAGCTAACCATTGGTGGTGCAAGGTTTAATATTGCAGAAGTTGACGTATTGGGCGGTTACACTCATACGGAACAAGAGAGACATTATTATACCGAGAATGGTGAACCTTATAGCGGTTCAATGCAGGGAGTGGTAATTGACAGTAAATATAGATGGCTATTTTTTAATTATAGTCATAGTGGTGTGTCACACAATTGTCTTTTGCAAATGGCAAGATAACTAAAGCAGACTATAATAAACTAATGTTACTCTTGTCGGCAAGTGGATCACGGCGGAGGAGTATACAACAATCACGGGACAAACATACGAAAGTGAGGAACAGTAATGAAAGAAAACACAGCAAAAATCATCATATCAGCGATAGCCGCAGGGCTGTCAGCGTATTTCCGTGTTATGGCGATACCTATAGTCATCCTGGTGCTTGTGATGATCATTGATTATATCACAGGAATGTGGAAAGCATGGAACAGGGGCGAACTTTCAAGCCGTGTCGGTC